TTTGAATTTGCCATAGTTTTTCTCCTCTTATTTAATTTGGAAATAAGGTTATTAAGAACCTCAATTGAATGCCGAATGCATTCGTAATTTTAATAGTCGAGTGACCGTATATTAGGATACGGTATCGTAACATTTATATATATTGTCACGAAGAAGAAAAACTTCAATAAAATAAAAAAAATTTACTTATTTTGTAAAGATTCTAGTCTTTGAAAGTATTTTGCTCGTTTCATTTGTTCCCTCTTAATTGCTGATTTAGGAACATAATATCTACGATCTCTCAATTCTTGTAATCTGCCCGATTGTTTTATTTCTTTTTTGAAAGACCTTAAAGCAAAATTAATATCGCCATTTGGATGTTGTTTTGTTTTAATAACTCGTACACCTACTGCACCTGGAAGAATAGATTTTTGCCTTTTCATTTTTTTGTTCATATAACTATTTTAATGTTTAATATCTTTTAATATATAGATTTTTTTTCAAATAACCTAATATTTTTTCTTTTTCTTTTTATATTCAGATACTGGTGATCCGGCCATTAAATCATCTCCATTAGAATTAGTAGAATCAGGAGCATCTGGATTATGTCCATCTTCGGCTAATGCTTCACCTATCTTATAATATCTATTTAATACCGTCCCTACATCTTCATATGCAGATTCTAATCTTTGTTGCAATCCATTCATTTCACCAGCAGTTTTTTCAAATACTTTCATTGCCTCATTCATTTGTTTCATATGACGACTAGTAGTAACATTGTCGAACCAATGTTCTGTTTCAGATATAGTCATTTTTTCGGCCTTCTCTACCACGCTTTTTAAAGTCTGCGTAACTTCTTGTAGTCTTGCATTGGAATATATCATCTCTCCTAACTTATGGAAATTAGAAACTGCTTCAAGAAAAGATTTTCTTTCTTCAACAGACATCTTTTCTTCACTATCTTCTCCAAGATACTTTTCATTAAGAATATGTTTTAATAATTGTCTTTCATATTTTTTCATAATATATCTCCTTATGCATCAAATGATTTTTGTCTTTTTGCTCTATCTAACATTTTTTGAAGACCTTCTAATTGTTTTTCAGCACCATTAATATATCTTCTAGCTTGATTTGCAGCTTGTTCTGCCGCATCAGAAACTAAACCATATACTTCTTCATCTTCGGCTAATCCATCTAATGTTCTTATTAATTCTTCTTCAACAGCTGTTATAGCTTCTTGTGCTGCTTCTATTTGTTTAATATAATAATCATAATCAAATCCTTGACCATCCATTTCTTTAAGAGATGGAAGTGGCGCGCCAGGTTTTCTTTCCCAAACAAATCCTTCTAATAGTTTTTTTAATTTCATATCTAATCCCTATTCAAACGACCTTTCTGCAGGTATATTTCCTAATGGATCTGGTCCTGATGGTTTTGTTCCTATTTTTTCTGAAGTTTGATATTTGCTTCCGCCTAATGCTAAACCTGTACCATCTTCTCTTGCGAAAGCATCTTTAATTTCTCCAGTACCTTTTTGACCTCTTTTATTATAAGGACCATATTGTGATTGTAAATCTTCTAATGCCATAATTAAAACTCCGTAATAATATCTGTTATAATTCTTTCAATACCCATAAATTTATTTACAGGTCGAGTCCCTTTTGATTCATTTACTGGAGAAAGGAAAGCTCCATGAGTTGAAGGATTAGAAACAAAATCGAATGCAATCAATTCAAAATCAGGTTGTACTTCTAATGTTTGATCTCCTTCTCCAAAAACTTCCTTAACCGATCCCATACCTCTTGAAGATATTCCTAATTTAATTCCAGACTTAAATAATTCTTTCAAAATATTTCCAGATGGTGTTGAAAGTACTTCTACAGTACCTACCAAATCATCACCTTTCCATGCCATTTCTCTTACATTATGAGAAACATTATTTAAATTTACTACCGACGAATCTGGATGGTCTAATTCTCCTAAAGCTCTTCTTTCTGCAATAAATGAGTCTGCATATTTTTTTGCCTCTCGTACTAAAGTTTCTTTTGGATAAACTCTACCATTTTGATTTTTTGCTTCTGCTCTTTGTAACACACCTGATACAATTAATTTACCATTATATTGAGTTACTGATTCATTAATTGCTTGAGGCGAAACCTCAAATACTGTATAATCTACTAATAATTGTTTATCCATTATTCATCCCTTATTGTTTTCTTGGCATTGCTGCATATGGTAATAAATGTCCTTCAAATGTCTGTGCTCCTTGTTCATTATGGAAAGTATCTGTCCCTAATGTTGTTGAAGCAATTGAACCGGTTGTCGATGCTACATCTGTAGTTGCTAACGGTACACCTCCATTTGCAACATTAGTAATTACCAATGTTCCTCCATTCGATGCTGTTGCAGCTGAAATCAATGTTGATGGCGCTATAGTATTTGTAAATCCTGCTAATATTGCTCCTGCACCTTGACCATTAATTGCATTTGCCATTACTTGTGTCCATGAACCTGTCGTATCTGCTATAGGACCTGTAAATGCTGGATGACATGAAGCTGTTACAACTACATCATAAGGATTTCCATCTGGTGCTGTAGTTGAAAGACCTACTAAATCTAGACTAGCTAAATCTGAGCCTGTTACAAATGCCAATAATATTGTTTTTCTTAAATCGTCATGATTTCTATTAAATGATGTTCCATTTTGTAATGCATGAATTGTTATACCAAAGTTTGCAGATGCTGTTACTGCTGATGATAATTCACCCGCCCATGTAAATGTTGATACTTTTGCGGCCTGGCCTGTTATAAACTGTGTCGAACTTCCTTGGTTAGCTGAATTATTATTTGCAACTGCTACACCCGGTGAATTTGTTTCGTTAATAATCATTGGGTCCATCCACATCATTTTATTCTGTTCTTGAATAAATTTTTGCTTGCATGCATGTATACCTTTTGATTCTTTTAGCGCTTTATTTTCTGGCTGGCGCATAAAATCTTGCCATGTTAATGTGTATTTCATCTTTTTTCTCCTCTTTTGTTTATAGTAGCACCTTTTCGGTGGATGACCTACTGTTTATTATTGTGATAATTCTTTTAATCGATTTGCAATCCTTGTCATTCTTTCATTAATTTTTGCAAATCGTTTGCCGGTAGATTTCCAAAAATGATTTGATTGAACTCCCATTTCTGTTTTTAACCTTAAGTTATTATTTACGATCTTTTCCATTAAACCTAACATTTTATTAACTTCTGATATTCCTCTGTTAACTTTTTGTTGAGGTGTTGATGTTGGATCTTTTTTAAAATCTCTATATGATGTTTCATTAAGTTTAGTTCCACTTAATTCTCTCATCATTTTTTTATAGATACTTTCAACTTTTACAACATGTTTATTAGTATCTTTAGCTTTTTTATAATCAAATACTTCTGCATTATCTTTTTCGTCTTCTTTCTTTCCAAATGCATAAGGTGTTTTTGGTGGACCTTCGCCGCCATCTAAATTACCAGTAACATTTGCTTCTTCTAATTCTTCTTCTTCTTTTACATTTTTAGCAACATTACTTAGTTTATTATGAAGATATGAATCTGAATCATCTACATCTCCATCATTGTCAATGTCTTTATCATCTAAGTCTTTAAATTTAGATTTTGCAGATACATTATCTAAATCTTCACTTAAATATTTTTTAAACTTTTTTAAATAGTCCATATATTAACTCCTATTGTCTTCTTTTAAATAAGTGAACTGCGCCGCCGCCAGCAGCACTACCCGATATTGAATTAACGCCAACATCATGTATGACTCCAGCACTAAAACTTCTTAATCCAATAACAGTACCTCCTGTTTCGGTAATGGCTCCATCAACAGCATGTCCTATATCACTAGCAGCAACTGAACTACCAGAGATTAAAAATGCTCCATATCCTTGGCCAGAAACATTTAATAAACCACCAGTCCATGTAACGGCTGAATGATATTTACTATGTTTTTGTATTTCACGAGGAATCTTTGAACTATTTGAACCCGATGTTTGATGATTCCAATACGGATTGTCGTATACTCTAGCCATTATTTATTCCCTATTTTTTTAAGTTCATTTACAAGCTCATAATATCTAAGCATTGTTAGGACATCTTTATCTTCAACTAAATGTTTTCTTCCTAATTCCATCAACAAGTTACTAACTTCATTTAGTTTGATTCTAATAATTTTACTAGGAATAGTAGGCCTTAAAGATTTAATTTCATTTCGTAAAGATTTAATCTCTGTTAAAATATATTTACGTAATTTAACTGAATTTGTAACATTATTAATATATTCTTTAAGCATTTTCTTTTGGGGCGCACTTAATTTTGAATATTTGTTATTAAATTTATCAACTACTAATTTACTAGCTAGAATACGTACATCTTTATGTTCCGAAGTAAGTGATGGGGCACTCGATTGTTTCTTTGGTGCTGTTTGTACATGTTCCACCAAAGCAAATTTACATGAAACATATTCCTTCGGATCATCGGCTTCTGCAAATTCAAACAATTTGAAAGTCGATGCATGTAATTTATAATTTTTAACTCTTGATTTAAAAAAGTCTTCTACTATATAATTGTTTTTAAGATCTTTAATCAAGTTATATTTATCCCGTCTTAATTGAGATTCATTAATCTCCTTTCTTGCTCTTAATACTGCTTCAACAAATTTTTCAGCTTTTAATTCGCTTTTAAATTTTTCTTCAGCTAATGTACGATATAACTTAAGTTCTTTAGTTAGTTCTGACTTAGAATTATAATGTTTTTTAAGCACACGAAGTGCTTTTGAATCATTATTATTCATTGTGTCAGACGCGACCTGTCGTACGAGCAATTCAAATATTAATCCGGTGTTTTTAACCTTTGAATGTTTAATTCGTTTCATGAAATTGCGCCCTGTATATTCATAATTTTTTAATAAATATGCTAGTGTTTATGAAATCAATGATGAATTTTTAATCAATCAATTGACTTTCATCTAACATTGTTCCGTCATCATCACTTTTCTTCTCATTTAACATCGTTTGTTGGATTACATTAGATGATTTTGTCGAAGATTTTAATGAATCGAGCAAATTGTTTATTTCAACATTTTCTGTACTTAATGGTGACCCTCCTTTATATTTGTGCTGTAATGGAGATTTGTCTCCTGAGAATGTTGATCCTATCGATTTTATTGCTAATGGATCACGTCCAAATGTGGAATCATGGGACTTTCCATTTATAGGTCCTTGCGGTCTTCCTGGTCCTGCTACATGTTCTTGTTCTTGGCCTGGCAACAATCCTCCTTTATTAGCAACATGCATTGAAGCTATATCATGCGGTGTACCAAATGACTGATTTGTCTTTCTTGGGTCATTACCTTCACCTTTAATTTGTTCATGTCTAAATTGTTGTTTCAGATCTTCAATCACTTGTTCTTGTTCTGCAGTCCATTCATCTTGACTCAATCCAAATATATTTTCATATATCCATCTCTGAGAAAACATGTTTGATTCTTTCAATGTATTTGCTAATCCAATTTTTTCGTTTAATGTTTCAACTTTTTGTTTTTCATATACTAATGATGGATTAGTCAATGATAATTCAAAATTAACTAAATCTTCATCTTTATATCCTTGTGTATATAAATGAACTACTGCAATTTTTGTAAGTTCTGAAACAAATATTTTTTGTAGTCTTTCTATTGTTCTTGCAAATCTAACATCTTCCGCGGCTAATGTTGCCTTCCCTTCAACTCCTTCATCATATCCTAAAAATGCTTTTGGTATTTTTAATGCAGAAAATAGTTTGTTTTTCAAATAATCAATATCTTCAATTTGTCCATCACTAGATAATCCTGGTAATGATTCAATAGCCGTTCCTGATTCTCCTCCTCTTACTGGCAAAAAGAAATCTTCAATCATATTTTGCATATTAAATTTAAGATTATAATCTCCCGTCTTTTCATCAATATAAGGAACCTTTTTCATTTTATTGATAATATTTTGAATATGATTATCAACTTCTGCAGGTGGAATATTTCCTACATCTATTTTGAAAATTCTTCTTTCTGGCGCTCTCATTATTCTATGAATTAACATTGCATCTTCCATTAATGTTAATTGTTTAAATATTTTTCTAGCTGATTCGATCATTGACTTACCGTATGGTAAAAAGTTTGTATCAGATAATAATCTAAAATGTGCTATTTCAAATGGCTGAAATTCTTGCATTTCACTTCCGCCTCCACCAGCCCATTGAGCAGATCCTCCATGAGTTTGTTCTAATACAAATTTATGTGCGTATGGATTTTCTGGGTCAAATCCTTCATCACGTCTCAATTCATATGGAGAAATTGGAGTTACATTCACAATTCCAATTTCTTCTTCTATATCCAAATGTAAATAAAAGTCTCCATATTTACATGCATTTCTAATCCATGGCCATAAATTATAATCTATATTTAATACATCATAAAATAAATTTCTTAAAATTTTTCTAATTTCATCATTTGAAGAATTAATTGTCAATGTATCTCCATCATTATCTTTAACAGTTGATTCGTCTGCATATATATCTAATGCTGATGATAATATCGGGTCCATATCCATTGCTTCATAATCTGTAAATAATTCTATTTTTGATGTATGAAATGTTTGATTTTGATTATATGTCCCATAGCCTGGCATGCCTCTATGAACTCCTGAAAATCTATCGACATATCTTTTATTAGTCATATTTCCAGTTGATTGAAGTCTATTTGTGTCGACTGCCTTTAATCTATTTTTTGCAATTCGTCTTACAACGACGTTAGTTGCAAATAATCTACTTAAACGTGCTCTTAATGATTTATCTGCCATAATTTTCCAATTTTATATAAATATCTTATTACTTTAAAAGCCAGGTTAAATCTTCATTATCCTTGTCACCTGATTTCCATTGCCACTCTTTTGGAGTATCTTTTGTTGATGTATATACTCCTTTTGATTTGCCAAAATGACCTAAAGCCTTTCGAGACAAATCTACACCTTGTTGATGTAATCGTAATGCAGTATCTCTTACCCATAACGCAATTCCAAATGCCATTACTAAATCATCATTATATCCTCTTTGTGCTTCTGCTCTTGAACCATTCCATATAAAGACATATAGTTCATCTACCAATCGTTTTGACTTTACAACCGGAGATTTTTCTCTAAAATATGTTTCTAATTTAGAAATTATCAAAGGTCTTGTTTTTGATGTTGTTGAAAAGCCAGGAACTTTTTGTGCTTTATTTTTTAAATCATATCCCTTTCTTAAATGTACATCTTCATCAACATATGCATCTTGTTTATATGAATAATATAAATTTTCATATCCTTTATCAATTGCAACTTGTAATACAGCCCAACCTATATTTGCATTTTCAATTACTAGTAATGCATTATTCCATTCTGTAGCTATAGAAACTAACATATTTCCATACTCTGTAGTTCCTATTTTACCTTTATATTCTGCTACTTGTTGCATTGATTTGATATCTAATACATGAAATGCAGAATAATCTCCGCCATCTCCACGTGCAACGTCAGCTACTACTACATATGAATTAGAATAATTTGGATACTCCCATATCCAATAATTTGAATCAAACCCTCTTTTTTCTTTTGGATCTTCAACATATGTTTGTTCATACCATTGAATAATAGGACCATCTACGACCGTATGACCAGAACTAATAAAGTCACAATCACATTCTTGTGCTGCACTTTTTTCTCCTAATAATTCTGTCTGCATTGTTCTCCATGCCTCATCTCGTTCTGGATGTACTGTCCAGTGTAATTTGATAGGATTAAATCTTCCGCCGGCTTCTGCATCACACCATGTTTTATGAAATAAATTACCGGTTCCATTTGGCGTCGATAACATAATTGCTCCACCACCAGTTGCTAATGTTTGTTGTGCCGCTGTCCATATTTCATCTATTCTATCTATAAATGCGGCTTCATCTAATACTAATAGTGATAAGGCTTCTGATCTACCTGCATCACCTTTTGATGATATAGCTTTAATTTGTGAACCATTTTTAAATCTTAAGGATAATTTGTTATCCTCTAACGCCTTTCCTTTAAGCCATGATGGTAAATTATCATGCATTACTCTTACTTTAGTAACTAGATTTTTAGCCACATCTTGTTTAGTCGCAATTACTAATACATTGTAATCAGACCTAAATAACATACACCATAATGAATATCCAGCTGTTAAAGTAGAAATACCTAACTGTCTAGATTTAAGTATTACATTATATCTATTATCTTTTAATTGACTTAATGTATCTTCTTGGAAAGGGTAAAGATTAAAGTACATCTTACCTTTAGTAGGATGTTGAATAATACAATATTTACGCATGAAATGTACAGGGTCTTGTGAACACCGTTTATACTCATCGCGTATTATTTCTTTTATGCTTTTCTTTACCGCCATATTATACCTTAATATAAGAAATTATTTGCAGAAAAACAAATAAAAGAAAGGTTTATTTTTTTCTTTTTTCGAATGAACGACCACCAAAATAAGCACCAATAACTGTTATCAATACTAACTGTAATAAATCTGTCCATTTTTCTTCTACTGTAAAATGTATTGTTCCTGCATCAATAAAAATCATTAGTACTGTGCATACCACTAAAAATATTAATACTAATGGTCTTACATTTTTTGATAACCAAGAATCAGAATTCATATCAGCTGTCCATCTGTCAGTAATATTTTGTTCCATTTTGGTTTCATAATCTGAAACTAATTGTTTCATCTTACGTTTAGCTTCAAGTTTTTCTTCTTTGGAAGTTGTTAGATTATCAAGTACACCACCCACGCCTTCTACTAATTCGGCTGCTCCACCTGAAAATAATTTTCCTAATCCTAAACCCATAACTATTTCTCCGTTTTTTAATTATTATAATGATGCAAATGCATCCTTAAGGAATACTCCTAATTCGTTACTTTTAATTGCATTTAGTACACCTTTGAAAGTAGCTCCTGCAAATTGTCCTTTACCAAATTTAGCTGCCATTCCGCCTACACCTTTATATAATAATAAACCAACTACTACCATATGAAGTAGTTCGGCAGCCTTTTTTGCTTTTGTAGTATCTTTTACTCCTGCTAATTTAATAACTTTTTCAAATGCTCCAATAATTTTATGATGAAATTTTTCTCCAAATGCAATTAATCTATCCCCAGATAATTTTTTGAATCCTGGTATTTTACTTATTAGATTTACAAATTTTCCTAATAATCTTGATATTTCGCCAAATGACAAAGCTACTCCGGCTAATGTTAACCCAATAGCTTCTGTTTCAGGTGCATCTAGATCTAATTTTTGAATATCTTTTTCAAGATCATCAAAAGCATCTTCTATTTCTGCTTCTGCGCCATTAGCCATACTTGTATTAGAAGTATTGGCAAATACATCAGATTCATTTAATATATCTTTTAATTTAATCACTAGTAATTTATTCCGAATATTGATTTCGTATTTTTTCTTTAAGTTTTTCGTAATCCATTTCCATCTTTTCTATAAATGCAGTCGTATCAACTTCTCCTCGTTCGCCATCTGCATTTCCCCATATAGTTTCTTTAACTTGCGTTTTAAGAATATTAACTTCTTTGTCGGCATCTTTAAACCATCCTTCTGCATTTGCTAACATTATTTTGTTTTCATATGCCTTCCATGCTTCAGGCCCCTCATTACGTATTTTTCTTTCTTCTTTTAAAACACATTCAAAACATTTACCACGTTTAAAATAAAATTTAAAATTCAATGACTTTTCATGATCTCTCATATTTTTACCACATTCGGGACATTTATCTGGTACTTTTAATATATCTTGAATTTGTTGTCTAATTGAATTTTCTGGTTCACGTGATTTAAATCCATTATGTTGAGTAACTTTTGTTCGAATACCCTTTGGATCTGTTTCTATCCATACCTTTGGATTTCCATCATCGTCTTTTTCTAAAATATCTCCTTCTGGAATTTCTTGTTTTGTTGTTCCAAAATAATGCGTTTGTCTAGTTTGAGTACGATGTGTTCCGGCTATCATTTCTTTGACAGCCTTTATATTTTGTAACTTATTACTCATACTATTTTAGATTTTTACGTAATTGTAATAGCAATCTTTTTTTAGCAGCATCTTTAAGTTCTAATCCATTAATCATATCAATAACAAAATCTGTTTGTGCTGTTGCCGGTTTTGTTTTTAATTGTTGCTTTAATTGGATCATTGCTTGTGTTTTATCAACTCTAGCCGCTCTAGATTTTAATGCTTGATTTTCTTCTATTGCTGGCGTCTCCGCTGCAGGTTCAGAAATACCTCCTTTTTGTAACATTCTTGCTAATACCTTTCCAACTGTCGGATTATCTCCAGATATAGCTTGTATTACCTTTAAAAGTCCTGATGCCTGTTGTTGTGGCGAACCTTGACCTAATGCCTTTTTTAGCATTTTAACGCTGGCCATTTTTTCTACACGGCCTAAACTAGTTCCTACTCGATCGGTAGGTGCTTCTGATAAAGATGACATAATCTGTTTTCTGATCATCTCTCTTAATACTTTTTCTTTCATAATTTGTCCCTTTTATGTTTTTTATATAAATATGCTATGTCTTACTTATCAATGTTATTTTGTAAAGCCTTTATCCATAGCAAAATTTGCTCTACTAAATTCTACTCTATCTACAAATTTAACTCCATTACCTATTCTATCGACTGCCACATATCCTTCTGGAGCGGTAACTCTTAAACCTCCTTTGCCATCGTCTACAAAATGTTTTGTATTATAGATAGCATTGTTATACTTTCTCACAAATATAAGTTTGGCTTCTGATAATAATTTTGATACTTGAAATAAATTTATTATATCTTGCTGTCTTCTTTGAAACAGTTTCATTTGTTCTTGCCCTGCTGCTATTGCTTTCATTCTACCTTTTTCAGATTTTAGTTTTGCAACTCGTTTATCAATTCTCGTTTCTTCAAACCATTTTTGAAATGCTTTGAATGATACTTTAGGATTATTGACAAATTGACCAGATCTTATTTCATTATTAAGATAAACATTGAGATCCGCAGTTGGAAGATTATCATAATTAACTTTTATTGCATCTGCCTTTTTAATTAAAGATTGAACTTCTTTTGCTTCTGAAACTGTTAATGTAACAACACCAGTTGTATCTTTAAAGAATGCATCATCAAACCAAACATTTCTGTTTTGATTTAATCCACTTACATCTGCACCAAATTGTGCTCCGGATGTTAGTGATTGGTATGTCGTATGAAATACTATACCAAATTTTGCGGCTGCTATTTGTTTTCCTAATTCAGAATCTGATTCTACAGCATATGTTATTGTATTTGGTCTAAATGTTAAATGAGGCTTACCATCTATAGTTGTTGACTTAACCATAGAATCATCAAACATAAAATCTCCTTGTAGAATATTTTTTATTCCTAATGAAGGTAAATAATCTAATGCTTTTTTAAGTTTATCTGCTAATCCTGGGGCTTGTCCGTGATTTATATCTACATCTTCTTTTGTATAGTTAATTTTAGGTACTTTATTAAAGACGGACTTTGTTCCTACAAAGAATCTACCATTGTCAGGATTAATTCCTACAAACATTGCAGGTGCACCATCCCATTTAACTGATGTATTTACTTTTGTATTTGAGTTACCTGCTAAGTTTTTCAATAATTCTATTAAAAATGATTTGGCTTGTTTATATCCATCTTTGCCTTGAGTTAAAATTAATTCTTCCAAATGAGTTAAATGTGTATTGGCTTTAGCTTCTGTTAATAATTCTTTGAATGTATTTGACCACCACTCTTTTGTTAATGCTTGTTCTTCATCTTCTTTTGGTGGTATTCTAAACCTTGCTGCCGATTTACCATTTATTAGTAAATCGCCCTTTTGGCTCCATTGAATTGTTTGAACTACAACTGGTTTATTTTTAAATCTGCCCATCATAATTGTATCTCCAATATTGATTGGCACATTAAAATCTTCATATAACCCTGTTGGTTTTAATTTTTCTTTTTTACTCGACTCAATCGAATCTTCTGCATCTAGAAAATCTAAAAATTTATATCCTACCGTTTGTGCTGTTTTTGCAATTTCTTTTTTCCATAATTTATATGCCGGAGTACCTTTCATATCACCTGCATAGTCAGTACCAGATCGATCACCTTTAATTCCTGTCGGAAAATATGATACTGATAATGGGGGGCCATCTGGATAATTAGTATCATGTACTTCAATTGGATTGTCTTTTATAATATAATTCATAACTTCAAATCCTAATCGTTTAGCCATGGCATCTGATTTTTTTCGATATGTAGATTGATTTCCATAATAATATCTAGGACCATCATCTACCATTGAATTACTACTTCCAACCGAACTTCCTTCTTTAATTATAAATGATTCTATTATTTCTGTTCGTAATGCAGAAAATTTAGTTTGCAACATGTTATATATTTTTGGGTCAAAGAATCCCATGACATCTTTGAATGTTTCTGCATCTGCTGTTGCTAATACTTGTCTTAATGTAGTTCCTGACATTTCTCCAAATCCAGGTATATTAATATTAACATGTGGAGCAACAACTAGATAACCATGTTTAGTAAATGGTTGCAGATTTGTTTTATTTTTTTCATAGTCTTGAAAATAACTAGGTTCTCCATTTTTCTTGAATCCTATTTTGAATCTAGGATTTTCTTTCATGTCTTTTGCACCTACCGCAAATAATAATGCAGTTGTTTCTGGATCATATTTACTAGTCAATTCTTGTGCCTGATAAGGATTTTTTACTTGAACAACATTTGTAACTCCATGTTTACGCATTACCAAATATTTTTCTTTAAAATTCAATGGAGATTTTGGTAAAGATACTTTATCTGATGTTACTACAAATGTATTTGATTTACCAAATTTACTAGCTAATTTTTTATAAACTGCTGCATGATGTTGTCCCATGGGTTGAAATCTACCTGGGTATACAACTAATATTGTTTTTACTGGCGATTCTGATAATGCCATTTCTGCTATTTGATGTCCTAGTGTTTTCATTTTATATAAATATTCTAAAGCTAGCTTGTTAACGTTATTAATCCTCCATAAATAGAATCAGTGCCATCAGTCTCGACTGTTATTGCAAGATAAAATTGATCAGCTCTCCAGCCTGCTCCTCTTACACTTACGGCTGTATTTGTTCCTACTGCAAATCCACTTCCACCATCAATTGCAGTACTAGTTGTATCAGTAAATTTGCAAATATATACTCGAACAATATTTCTTGTATCCGATCCGTTTATATTAACGTGAGTTGGTGTTGTGCCTAATGGTAATGTAACATTGCAAACAAGTGTTGCAGCATTATTTGCGGCTGCCTGACTACCTCCCGAATGTGGTGTTAAATATCTACCAGATCCAGCTGTCGAAATTGGATAAAAGTCTAGAGGTGTTAAATAATAAGCAGTTATCGAACCTTTATGTTGGTATGGTACAATTGCGGCTGAGCCGTCAAAATTTACTCCTCCTATTCCTCTTGCAGTTGCTAATGTTGTTGCATCTGCTGCTAATGTTGCTGTTGCTGCATTACCAGATATATTTCCTTTTACTGCAGATCCGGTGACAAAAGAAGCAGTTGCTGCTGTTCCTGTTGTATCTTGATTTCCTGCTGTATTAACACCTGGTAAATTTATATTTCCAGTTCCATTAAATGATACTCCTCCAATGTTTCTTGCAGTCTTTAATCTAGTTGCTTGTATATTAACATTATTTGCTGTTCTAGATAATTTTAATAAACTTTCTCTTCTATTATCAGAATCTCCGGTATCTGATTCTAAATCTCTCTTATCTTCTGCGGCATCTCTAACATCAAATGCCTCTTCTGGATTTTTGGTTCCTACTCCTATTTTTCCACTTCCGGATACATAAAATGCTATTCTGTCATTAGTTGCTCCGGTTAATTCTTTTGGTACTCTAAACTGAACACTTGTTGGATCGTCTGGGTCTACCTCCCATACCGCAGAAACTGCTTTCATATCAACTGTACGTTTACCGTCACTATCAAATTGAAATGCACCGGATGATGATGCTATCAATATACTACTACCTGAAATTAAAACATTTGCCATTTATTTTTCTCCTAAACTACTATTAGAAATTGCTGTTTCGACGCCATACTTAGTGATATTACTTTTTAACGCCCCTTCATCTTTTCGTGTTCCTACTAACATAACATTATATACTCCACATGAATCTACATGTATAGTTAATGTTGTTTGAGCAACATCAACTTCTCCCCATGCATTGCCAAAATGTTTATATGGGGATACCCATACTTGGTCATTACTATTTAGAAATTTATAATAATCTGGTAATTTAATGTTTGTGTAACTACCAGTTACAGTGACTTGCCATCTGTATAAATTTTCTCCACATGTGGGCGACTCAACCGTAGAATGTCGTAACACATACTCATCATGTTTATCTGGGTCTGGATGTTTGATCTGAAAGCTTTTTGTTCCTACTACAGTAAAATCTTCGTAAACAGTAACATTCTGATCTTGATCAAATTTAGCAACATTTTTACCTTCAGTTTTAATCCAGACGTCATCAAATGCACCTACTACTGTATCATCTGAACTAGTTAAGATAAGATTGTCTCCAGATGTAATCCAAAATTCTCTGAATGCAGAATCTGTATAAATATGACTTCTTTGGTTGTCCATTACAAAATATGTTGAGTATCCAGAAGTTGAATTCCCTACAAAACGCCAAGTAGCTGCTGTAGAAGTGCCATCACTTTGCATAATTTTAAATATGTCATTAGTTGATTGCGCGGAAGAGGTTATCATAAATACTGGATCATTTGATGCCAACCCTTTTATAAACGATGTACCTCTAGAGGACAAATCAATATTGTTTCGATTATTATCCTTAATTAGAATTCTACCAGCTTTATTATTTCCTAAAGCACCGTCGGTGGAACCTACTCTACCTAATTGAACTAAGGTTTTTTCAGCATCATGATCCATTAATCTAATTTGAGCCTGCATACCTCCGTCTGAAGCATCTTCCGATCCAATTACATGTATTGATTGTCTAAATATTTTTTGAGCGTGTTTATGATCACTAGAATCGAGGATAAGTGTTTGTCCTCCTACTCTTCCAAACGTGTATACTTCACCTTTATGTAACGTTATATATGCCATCCATATTTCCTCTATTAATTATTAAGGTCCAGTTCTATATTGAAATTCACTACCTAAAGTAGTTGCTGCAGTATTATATGTTGACATTGAACCAGTATTAAATCTCATATTATCTGTAAGTAGCCATACATTACATACGGTCTTGTCAGACCCTGTATTAGCTAATTCTACATCATTTATTATAAATCTTAATGATGTTGATATTTCCATATTTGAAGCCATCTTTCCTCCCAATGACCCATCAAATACCAAATTCTTAAGTTGATTTGTTCCTGTACCACTTATATGTCTTAAATATGAACCGGAGTTTGCATCATTTACTGACACAAACTTTTCTCTGATAGTTGCAGCAACAGTTCGGCCAAATTCATCTACTGAAAAGTTTGGATCAGTTGTTCCTCCCAATGTTATTGTTCCTTTGTCTAAGTTGATCACTGATCCGGACACATCAGATAAATTATTTGACTGTATCTGACCGGTTCTAAGTTTATCTCCTAAGATTTGAGTTCCTACAGCTGATGCGGCCGCTGTAAGACGTCCATTACTATAAAATGCTTCTACAATTGCACTTCCATTTGGTTCATCAGCTTCATCATATCTTCCTACTGCTTCAAACCCATTACCTCGGCCTATACCTTTTTGGCCGATTAAAACATATGGTGTTCTAGATGTGCCTGATCCTCCAAATGCCAATGTATTATCCTCATGACTTGAATTTGTTGTACTAGGATTTGTTGCTCCACTAGCTGTTAATGCATTCCATAAATCAAGGTTAATTTTAGTTGCATCATGTGACACAATAACAAGAACATCTTTAGAATTTATTGCTGTCGACTGGTATGGAACATTTGTTGCTCCTGTTAATATATCTGCTAAGAAACTTCCACTGGCGTCTGCATTGCCATGTGTATCAAATATTCTATGATATCTTACATCAAGTTGTTCTGATCCGCCGGTGTCTAAACTTGAACTTATAATAAATAAAGCATGGCCTCGATTTAGTTGGCCATTATCTCCGGCCGCAAAACCATGTGCAAAAGGAATAAAATTCTCTGCAGATGCTGTATAATATAAACCAAATTGAACAAATGCTGGATGGGTAGACTGGTTATTAAAATCTCCTCCTCGTGCAAATAATCTATGTTGTTTTCTTCCAGATTGATCTACTACTTCTAACTGTCCTTGGAATGTTGAATTTCCAGTAATTAATGCTCCAGATGCTGTTACTGCTCCTGCATGATTTACTTGGAATCCACTTGAACTAATAAAGTAATCTTCTGTTGTGTCACTAATTTCAATAACATCGGTAATTCCAAATGTATGATCACTAATTGTTAATCCACCAATTGATCCATATGTTGCAACTATTCCACCTTTTAAAAATGCATTTTGTGTATATAACCCAAATCCAGAAACTGATGTTCCGTTGATATTATCGTTAATACCAGATAAATCTCCTAATCTAGCTCTTATTTCTAAATCATTTAATTCTGAGCCTGTTCTTTCAGTGATATCAATATATGGTGTTTCAGATCCGGAAGTTGCATTTAATAAAATATACCCAGTATCTTGTTTTCCTTGAGATACAATTACTTGTCCTGCAGACATACTTGCAATTAAATTACCGTTCATACTTCTAGATACATGAAGAATATCAGTACCTACAGAATCTATTTTCATTATTTCTTCTATAAATCCTGTTGAAGAAGTTGCTTTAGCTATTAAATATTCGCCAGCGACAAATCCAGCTGCATTATCAACTGGTAGTGACATTTCTTCAATTGTAATATTTGATATTACACCTGTATTACTTGTGTTTGAAAATACATGTACTTCACCTGAGGTGTAAGTAAATGTTGTTTCTATATCACCGTTACTTGATCTTCTTCCAGATGTTGAATCAATACCACCTTCAGTAGCGAAGCCTATACTATTAGAACCACCGTAACTAGAAATGGTTGCTTTGGCTTTATATACTCTACCATTTACTAATGCATGTTGTCCGGATTGAGTCACTATAGGTTTTAACCTATCTATATTTGTTGAATCATTAAAAGTAACTTGAGTTCTGTTATTTATTGTACAATCATCGGCTGTAGTTGCAAATGCTGTATTTGCAAGATTATTTAAAACTACAGATCCAGATCTAATTGCTGTTGCATTTGCAACAATCAATGCACCACCGACAGCTGATACAGTATCTTTTTCAAATACTGCAGTTGATAATGTACCTCTAACTCTTGCTTCTTCAAATTCTGCTATGCCATCTTTACCTAATTTATAACCTTTACCAGTTCCAAATTGTGCTGATTGGAAATCTGCTGTCCTAATTTCTCCAGATTTACTTATTATAATATTTTCGCCTGTAAACTTTTGATTATCAAATTCCCAGCCTGCAATTATATTAGTGCCGCCTGTAAAGCTTAATGGTCGGCCTATAGCAAATATAGTAGAATTATCTTGTTGTGCATGTAAGCCATAATCTGTATCACCATTGTAATACATTTCCAAATAATTTAATGGAGTTTCGCCTGCAAGTCTAATTTTTGGAGAATTTCCTGAAATCAATGATATATCATGATCACCACTAGATGATATAGAATTTTCACCTAGAATCCATCCACCAATTGTACCTCCCGCCTCTACTGTTATTGCGCCTTGCATTATAACATCACCAGCTGTCGTTAATTCAAAATTACTAGATGTTATTGCAATCTCTCCATTTGAACCTGATATAAAGTTTCCTGCTGCTTCACTACCTAGGAAAAAGTTTGGTGTACGTATTTCTAAACCTGCAGGTTTTCCAGAAACAGATGCCGAAGTTGCAAATCTTAAGAAACTTTCTGAATGTTCTACAATTTCTATACCTACTCCATCATAATTGTCTGGAGCATCTGGTAACACAGAACCTGTATACATTAAGAATCCGCCAGGCTTATCCGTCCTTGATGCAGATAAAAATCCTTCATAACCAATCGCTCGAATAAATCCA